TTGCTAAAAAATATGTCCTATTTACAGAATGATGGAAATTTCTATTTAGGTAAACAAACTTTTATAGAAGTCATACAGGCTTGTTTGGTAAGGTTAGAAGCACCTGCATTGTATCTAAATACTTGCGTAAATATCTTTGAAGATAGCATGACGCAAGGCGATACATACGATCCGCTAGATCAATGCTATGTAAATAGTGAACGGTTTTTAAAGGATGACCAGTTTAATCCTATGAGTTGCGAGGAGGTTCTTAGATCTGTTTTAGAGTTATGGACTGCCGTATTAGTACAAAGTTCTGGCGAATGGTTTATTTATAGACCAACGGAGTTAGCCGTAGATGGCAGTTTGACTTTTAGAAGATATTTAGATGGTTACAGGGTTTATGATCAATCTACATTAACAGAGAATTTAGATTTAGTTTTAGGTGGTGAAAGTGAGGGCGTAATTGCAGCTCCTTATTTTCATATCAATACAGATCAGATGAAAATGATTGACAGACCGTACAAAAATGCGTCGATGTCTTTTCTTTATGGTTTTGTAACCTCTTTGATTGTAAATCCAGAATTTGTTGGATGGAATGGCATAACTTTTACAGATTGGGCAAAGAGTAATGTTTTATTACCACTTACAGAAGATTCTGCCGGTGGCGCTAAATTGGGCAATGTAACTGCATCGCCTGGTCCTTATGAGTATATTGAAAACATTACACCTGCGCCAATTACAGAGGGCGATATGGTGGTGTTTAAGATGAGTTATTATAACTATATATCAGACGGACCAAGTGCTAGAGTTATGCTAACTGATGGATTAACAACATGGTATTTAGACCAGACTGGCGAATGGGGTGTAAATGATACTAGAATAAACGGCTTGACTTTACAATACTATGAGGGCGCTATGAGTATTACTGCACGTAGAGCGCCAATTACAGGAAACCTAACTATTAGACTATACGAAGCACGTGAGGACTTAATACCTCCATCTATTGATTTATTTATTACTTATAGATCAGCAAGTATAATTCCTAACATAGGCACAGAGGATCCTATTGGTGAAATGCATACGGCTACGCAAACAGGGAAGTTTACTTTTGTGCCAGAAACTGTTAATCTGTTTAATGGCGATACAACATCAAATTTATATCTAAGCGGAATTTATCAAGCAAACCAAACGACGCTAACTACTTTATGGAATCGCAGAGGAATATCTGAGAGTATTTTAGCTACTCCTTATGAAAGTAGCAAAGCATTTTTACGAATATCAGTAGAAGAAAAACAGAGATTATACGCAGGACCATTTGTGCGCTTTGAGGGATCTATATTTGGCTACTTTAATCCTTTGCAGAGGTGGTCAATTAATTTAATAGAGGGTTATTTTATGAATTTAAGCCTAACTTATGACTTACAGCAGAATATTTGTAAAGCAGTTTTAGGTAGAATAGTAGATGACGAAATTGCTCTGGATTATACGTTAACTCCAGATTACGGAGCGACAACTAAAGTAACTGTAAAAGCAGGACCATGATGCTATTTATAAACAATGTGCCAGTAGGTTGTTTAACCTCTGTAAGCAGATCAGAGCAGATTTCTTTTCTAGCAACGTGCAAGACTTCACAGTCAGGCGGACTAACTCAATTAGGTAGGATCTACACCTACTCAATACCCTTTGAGGGTGTTATGACTACCGAAAATAATATAATGTCGTGGACAGGCTTAAAATCGCTTGAAAGAGTTCAGATAGATTGGGAAATTACAGGCGATGGCATAGAGGGTGAGCAAGGGCAAGGATTTATAGAGAATTTAGAGATATTAGGTGAGGTGCAGGATTTTATTAAATTTAGTGGTAATATAACAGGATATGACTGATTTAATGCTTTATATAAACGATACGCCTGTTGGGTGTTTGCTGAGTAATAATCTAGCTGAAAATATCAACTTTATAAAGACTTGCAAGTCTACGCAAGATATGGCTCAAAAGCAGTTACCACAGTTGCATTCTTATTCTATAAGTTTTGAAGCGGTCTACTCTACAGATCAGGCTATAATAGGTTGGGATCAGTTAAAAGATTTAGGCAGGTCAAGACAGATTATGGACTGGTCAATGCTAAACACAGATACGAATGAGGGCGATGCAGGTGAGGGGTTTCTGGAATCTTTAGAAATAACCGGAACCTCAGAGGATTTTGTTAAATTTACAGGAGTTATTACCGGATATGGAGCAATAGTAAATGCAGCTCTAGCTTATAATGTCTGGGCTCAGGATTCAGGTGTTTATGTGGATAACGGTGGTGGTTTGTATGTATTTGTAAATTAAAATATTATGCCAGTAATTAATGGAGTTTATTTAAAGGATTTTACGGCATTACCGAGTTCGGTAACGGATGCTAATATAATACCTATTGCTATTACAGGCGATAATATAGCGTATAGAACAACTGTCGGAGGTATTGTGACAGATGCTAGAGTTACAAGTAAGCTACTAACAGGATTATCAGTCACAGGCAGCGCAATTCTTGCAACAGATACAATTTTACAAGCATTTGGCAAAGTTCAGAATCAGCTAAATGGTAAGCAAGGAACTATAACGCTTACCACAACTGGCACAAGTGGTCCATCTACATTGGTTGGCAATACTTTAAACATTCCTAATTATGCTGATGGTGGAGTGCTATCGCTATCAGCTATCGGTGCGGTTCCTAACGCAAACGCAGCAACCATAACAGGAACTGTATTAAATTTGCAACCTGCATCAAGCTCCTTTGGTGGTGTAATAACCACAGGCTCGCAAACAATAGCAGGTGATAAAACATTGACTGGTGCGTTGATAGGCACAACTGGAAGTTTTTCATCTAGTGGTGGTAGCGATACATTTAGTATTAATCATTCAAGCGGTGCAGGTATTGCGTTAAATATTACAAAGGGTGGAAATGGCGAGGGTATTTATGTTAATAAGACTTCGGGAAGTGGTAATGCGGTAACTATTATAGGAACGCTAAACGCTACAACTTTGGTTAAGTCAGGTGGCACATCTGCGCAATTCCTAAAAGCTGATGGTACTGTTGATTCGACTACTTATCAAGGTGCAATTACCTTAACAACGACAGGCACAAGTGGTGCAGCAACTTTTATTAGCAATACATTAAACATTCCTGATTATGGTTCTGCATTAAGTGGTTACTTACCATTAACAGGAGGTACGCTTACAGGAGCATTATCAGGAACAAGTGCAACCTTTACAGGAACAACTTTATCTGGTGTTGTAAAAGGAATAGCTACAAGCGGATTTGGTGTATCAGGAGAAGCAACAAGCGGAAATGCAGTTGCTGGTAATGCTACTACTGGGGTTGGGGGTGTTTTTATTGCTAATAACACAGGTGGAGTTGGATTAATTGCTGATTCATATACAGGAGTTATTGCTAAATTTCAGGCATCTGGAAGTGATAAAGTTACAATTGCAAATACAGGAGCATTAAGTGGTACAAGTGCAAGTTTTAGTTCAACTGTAGCCGCATCGGCTTTTATTCCATCGGGTTCAACGGTTGCAACCAATGGAATGTATTTAAGTGCCGCAAATACATTAGCTTTTTCAACGAATTCTACCAACAGAATAGTTATTTCATCAGATGGTGACGTCGGAATAGGAAGTTCAACTATCTCTAATCCCCCAGGAATTGCAAGGGTTTTGAATATTTCTAATGCTAGTAATTCGGGATTAGTATTATCACAAGGTGCTAATAATTACTCGCTTGCTGTAGTATCTAATATTTTTCGAATTTACAAAGAAGGTACTGAAAAATTCTCAATGGATTCGGATGGGGTAGTTACAATAGTGAATTTAGCAGGCACAGGAAGCAGAGCAGTATTTGCAGATTCAAACGGTGTTTTATCCGCTCCCGTTTCTGATATATCTGTAAAACAAAATATTAAGCCTATCGGATATGGATTGAATGAAATCATGAAAATGAATCCAGTTTGGTTTAATTTTATTGATGAATACAAAAACTTTGGCGAAGGCAGACAGAATGGAAATATAGCACAAGAAATGGCAGAGATAATACCAGAAGCGGTTTTTGTAACCGCATCAACTGGGAAAATGGGTATTAGTTATGACCAGCTTCACGCAGTATACATCAAGGCAATTCAAGAATTAAAAAAAGAAATCGACATTTTAAAAAACAAGTAAATGAAAACAATCACAGCTATTACTATCTGGCATAATGGACAAAACAAGCAAGCAGATATACTCAATGCATTTGCGGTTAACGTAACATTAGGAAAGTCCGCTGAATTTTATTACACAATCTCAAATGAAACGGAGCAGTTAGCATTTGGGAACTTAACACTTGAAGGCGAAGATTATCAACAATGGGATGCAGATGTATTTGCTTGGGGTTGGATTGCAGAGCAGTTGAACTTGACTATTATAGGGGATTATGCCAAGCCAGAAACACAACCCAATAATTAATTATATTTGAGATAAAAACAACCCTATGAAAACTGAAAAAGAAACACAAACAGAAGTACAACCAACCCCAAAAAAGTTAAAAGTAGAATTGGAAGTACAAGAATGGGAAGCAGTATTGGCAGTCATTGAGCAGTCAACCGCTTCACACATTCAAGTAAAGGCAGTAGCAGCCGAATTAGTTAAACAATTACAACCTCAGATTAAAGATGACAAATAATAACGCTGATTTAGCGACCATAGTTTCCGTATCAGGCGCAATGCTAAGTATTGCAAATGTGCAACCGATAGTTACATTAATAGCTTCTATTGTCGCTATTGTCAGTGGAATATTTGCCGTCAGGTATTACATTAAAGCAACTAATAAAATCAAATGATTAAGAACGGAATAATATTTATTTTGGGTTTAGTGTGTTTGTTTTTGTTTGAACTTAGGATTCCAACAAGGACAGTTACTAAAACTAAAATAGATACCGTTTTTACTGTGAAAACTTTCACAAAGCATACCAAAGGAGATAGAATACCTTTTAAAGTTTTAGACACGATTTTCACTAATACAAAAAGCTATGATACAACATACATTATTAAAGATTATAACCAGGCTAAAGAATATTTGGATTCAATCAGACAAGACAGTAACCTCTTTGTCATCACAGATACCATCAGCCAAAACAGAATCATCGGCAGGTCATTCCAAGCCAAAATCCAAGAAAAAACAATCACAATAACAAACAATATAGAATCCAAAAACAAAGCGGCTTTGTATTTAGGCATAAGAAGCGATATAACGAGAGATTTAGGTAAAGTGAATCACAACATTAGCCTATCATTTAAAACTCGGCAGAGAGGCTTATTTAGCGTTGGTTATGGAATGAGTGGTTATTCAGTAGGTTATTCATTAAAATTATAATTATGGCAATCAAAGAAAAAGTAAATTTAACAAATCCTTTACCAATAAATTTTAAGGATTTTAGTAAAAACCCAGTGGTGGGTACAATGTTCTTAGTAATCATTGGCATTAGTGCTTTATACATTGATATTAGAAGCACGTTTCATGAGCAAATTGATAATCAAGGAGCAAAAATCGAGAAACTTGAAGCTAAAATGGATGCTATGAGTCAATCATTAATTAAGTGCGAGGGTGCAATGAGTGGAGCATCTGCAAAGTTAAGCACGTTGGAATCATTAGGTAAAATTCAGAAAATCAAATGAGATATTTAGTATTCATACTTTTCATAAGTTCGTGTAGTACAACAACTGAACACGAGCAGGTAAACAAATACGATACTTTACTATTAAAAGTTGCTAAAAGTCAATTAAAGATGGATAGTAGTATTGTTGAGGCTACAAAGAAAGAAGCTAAAATAATTAACAAAACTGTTGAAAGTATTATTGAGGATAAAAAACAGATTAAACAATTGTTTAGTGAGGTAGCTGAAATAAAAGCAAATCCAAGAGTACAAATTCAAATTGATACTGTTAGGGATACTATTTTTGTTACAGAGAAGAAAAACTTTTGGGGTAAAAGTAAAAAAGACACAGTACAATGAAACAGTTTTTTTGTGATGAAAGTGGAAGTCTAAGCATGAAGCGTTTATGCGGATTGCTTTGCGTAATTGCCTTATGCGTGACTATGTATCATAACTCATTTAGCGAGGAACATACTGCGCCATCCGCAATATTGGTTGAGTCAGTAGCTTTATTGGCTTTTGGTTGTTTAGGTTTAACCTCTGCTGAAAAAATATTTAAGAAGAAAAATGAAACTATCTAAACATTTAGATTTAAGCGAAGTTACTCGCAGCGAATCTGCAAAACGTAATCAAATTTCAAATATGCCAACCGGTGAGCATATTGCAAACTTTATGATATTGGCTGAAAAAGTATTTGAGCCTATCAGAGAACATTTTGGAGTTCCAATTCATATATCATCCGGGTACAGAAGCAAAGAGTTAAATGCCAAGATTGGAGGAAGTGCAACCAGTCAGCATTGCAAAGGTCAAGCCATTGACATAGATATGGAT